TACTGCGAAATTGTCCAGTAACTGTTTATGGGTGACCGAGTAGACGGCCATAACTGGCCTACCTTTCGGTTATCAGACGAACTTAACGAACTTGGTTGCGTCTGCCATGAACGCGGCTGCATAGCCACGGTAGGCAATAGTGCGGCCAAGTGTGCTTGGTACGTCTACCGAGATAGCGCCCTTTTGCTGTTCGTAGAACTCGAAACCTGCTGCTGGGCCTGCTGCGTGACCCATGAACGAACCCGGTGTGTTTTTGTCTACGACAAGTACCAAACCTAGCGGGTTACCGTTCCATGAGTTGGCTGACAGTTCGCCCGGTGCGTTCATAGCGCCGATCTGTGGGAATACTGGTCGCTTAGTGCTGTCCACCAATGAACCCAACGCGGCCCACGTACCCGGTGTAACCACCATATGGGTAGGTAGGTAGTTGCTGTTTGCGCTGATCTGACGGGCGCCTTCGTAAATTGCGGCGATCCAGTCCTCAGGGTCTGAAGTGTCGGCTACTGCTGAAGTTTGTGTAATTGCTGCATGGCAAGTATCTACCGCGTAATTGTCGGTTGCTTGACCGTAAGCAATTGCCAATTGGTTTAACACAATGTTGATCGAGGCTGGGTCTGTCCAGTCCAAATCTTGTTCGGACATTGTGACGTAAGTACCAAACGTCAATTTGTTTACGTTGTTATTTGCAACGGTAACAGTGCTTGGGTCAAGCGGGTTAAGTTGGCCGGTTGGTTGCTGGGTAACTGTTGGGCGTACCGTGATAACTGGGCGGCGGAATGTTGCGCCGCTTTGTGGCATGGCCTTAGCGCCGATTGCAGAAACGAACGGACGAATAGGGTTAAGTCCGTCGTAAACAGTGCCGGTAATGATCTCAGGCAAAATACCCGGGGTGTCAGCGGTTGTAATGTTTGGCGCTGCTGCCTGAATACGTGCGTTCATTTCGGCAAGTACGCCGCCGCCTTGCAATGTTGCAGCGATAAACTCGCTAGCAGTTGGCAACTTAAAGTTGCGTGGCTGCGCGTACAATGGCTGGGCCAATGGTGCGGCTTCGATAACGGCTGGGGTTTCTACTGGGTTTGACATTTCGTTATTCTCCTCTACGGGTTCCTGTTCACTATTTAACTCTACTTCGTCGGGCTGTTGGTGGATACTGGCGGCCACTCGATCTACTGACGCGCCAGCAAACGCACCAAACGGCACGAGGCTTAATTCTTGCCATTGGGCGGCCTCAATAATCATTACGCCCTCAGCGTCATAACTAAACTTTGTGGGGTTTACGCCTACCGATACTGCGTCTAGAACGCCGTCAGCGGCCAGTACTAGCGCTTCGTTTCCTAGCGTGGTTTCGCTTATGCGGGCTTCGTACATCATTCCGCCGGGTGTGTCTACCATGGCGGTTACCAAACCTACAGCCTGCGTGCTGTCATGGCCCAAATATAGTTTGGGCATTTTGCCGCCAGCGTCAAGGCTGCCCGGCATAAACATAACTTTAGTGCCGTCGCTTACTGTGGCCTGCACGTTGTACGGCAAGGCAAGGCCCGCGAGTGTGCGGCGTGGCATGCCGTCGGGGCCTGCCGCGTCAAGTGTTAATTCTTGTTGGGTTAATTTAAGCATTGGGCATTACTCCAGTTTCGGCAGTGTCGTATTTGTCGTTTTCTTTTTCCATTAAATAGTTTTCGCTGAGGTAGTCCTCTATGTCGAACTTTACGTACGTGCCGCGTGGTAGCACGTTGTCAGCGCTTAGCGTTTCGGCTATGCAGTCCATAAACAATTTGGCGCCAAACATATACAAATCTTGGCGCGCTTGTGTGCTGTTTTGGTATGAGTAACTTCCCGTTGCTACGCCTAACAGATATGGCGGGCAGTTTGCTAGCCGGGCTATTTCTAGCGCCTGATATTCTGAGGCCTCAACCAACATTTGTTTACTGGGGTCTGTAGTGGTTTCGGTGTAGGTAACAAACTCATTTAAGGCGGCCACGGTATTGGTCATGCGACAGGCCTCGAAGTTTTGCGACAGTTGCTGCAACTCCTCAGCCGATAACGGTTCACCGCCAATTTGGCGCAAAACGCCGTTCGGCAGCGAATTACTTGCTGACCTCATACGGCTGGCTTCTAATTTAAGCGAAGTTAAAACAGCGTTAGGGCTAGTAAATAACAAACCCTGTATAGGGCTAATAAATTGTACGACGTCTCTATGATCTACTGGCAAGCCGCTAAACATTATTTGTTTAGACGGTGCAAAAAAAACGGGGCCTGCCTGATCTTGGGTTAATACCATGGCGCTAGGCATACGCTGAAACGCACTAGGGAAACCGTCAGCAGTGCGCGCGGTGATCGCTAAAAACGCCCGCTGAGTGAAAAAAAGATCGTCAAATAACCATGCAAACGTGGTGCTGTTTGGTAGCGCTGGGTCTAAACGTCGCAACCAACTACGCGGTGCGATATTTATTTCTTCCATTTCTTCGCCGTTCCACATTTCTTGGTATTGCTTTAATGGCGTGCAGCCAATGACCGACGCTAAAAGATCGCGGGCGCGAGTAATGGCCGGCACACTCATAGCGCGTTGGCGATTATTGCCTTGCGTAAACGCATAAAAGTTATCGAGTTGCGACATACCTACGTTGCTGCCGGCGGCGGCCTTTACTACAGGTTCGCGGCTGTCAGCGGTAGCACGTGTAAAAAGGCCCATAGGTTTAGTTTGCCATATCTAGTAAAAGTTTGGTGGCACTGACTAGGCCCGATCAGTTCCCGACGAAAAGACTAGGTAACTTCCAGCCAGTGCCAAACCAATACTAGCCAGCAGCGCTAACTATTATGGGTTTGCCCATAGCGGCAGGTTTGCCGGCTAAGGCAACAGCAAACACTAAACAGCGTGCCATAGAGATAGGCCCGGGTGATCGTTGCGAACTTATAACTATGTTGCCATTGTGTTTAACCAGTACCGCCTTTTCGACGTGTTCGGTTAGTAAGTGTTCGCCGTTATGCAATAGGCGGCCCTCAACAATGATCGAACGCGCGGCAGCAGTCCAGCGGTTTAGTTCACGGTAGCCAACAATGGTTGCCCGTCTCGATAGGTGAGGCGGGCAGTGAACTTCCAGCGACGGCACTATAGCCAGTTTAAGGTTTGGCGCTTTAACTATTTCGGCCTCAACATGCCGCCACATTTCGGCCATAGTGTCAGCAACGAACGCGGTTACTACGTGAGTTTTTGTTCCCGATATGACAGCGCGCACGCCGTAAAAGTGGCCGCTATCCTCGCCTACCTCGATTGCTAGCACTCCGCCCGGTGGGGCTACAGCGTCAGTTTGGCAGGCTGCAAACTGCCCGGGTTCTAACCAGCCAGCAGCGGCAGCAGTCCACGTATTAACCGAACTTCGTAGAAACGCGTTACGGTTTGGGGCCTCAGCCTCAGCGGCGATTACTTCCATATCGAGGGTGTAACCCAACGCTGGGTTAGCCATGGCCCACGCGGCAGGGGTCATTAAATCCATTTTGGCGGGGTCAGGTGACCACTCAGCAAAGTAAAGGCCGCCCGGCTTGCGTTCGTCAATAGCCCGTAAACCCTGTTCCCGCCAACGCAACATGGCCACGCTGCTACTATCCCCCGCCGTACTCCACATACTGCACAAAGGGTTTTTGCGGGCGCGTTGGGTAGGCAAGAGGCCTTGGTCTATGGCCTCAGTACTGACCGCCCACGCCTCATCTATTATCAGCAAATCAACGCTGTAACCGTGACCAGCGCCCGGGGTAGCAGCCCTAACATGCCAAACGCTGCCATCAGGCATAGTTAGTTTTTGGCGGCCATAACTCCACGAAACTTCAGCCCCGCATTTAACTTCCAGTATCGGCGCCAAATAATTAAACAGCGCTGTAGCCAAATCCAATTTGTGCGCCACGCTAATAACCGTTTGCGGGGTACCCCGTTCCCGTGCCTCATTTAGCAACCAGTCGCCAAGTAGCGAGGCTATGCAAACTGTTTTACCATTTTGCCGGGCGACACTAACCAAACTGACGCGAGGCCTGCTGCCGTCATCAGCAACAGCGGTTTGACCATGCAACGCGCGTACCTGCCACGGCATTAACTCGACGTCAAGCACGTCACGGGCAAACCCCAATATGCGGCTAGCGCTAGATCGTTCGTCACTGTGCGTAGTCGTTTCCAGTCGGGGTAGATCGTGGCCAGTTCGCGCCAGTTCCGCCAAACCCTTATGGGATATAGAAAAGGATGAGACGGGGGCAGGAGTTGTTACCCCAAAAAAACGCTGTGAGTGTTCGTCTTGTATTTTCCTTACTGGCATTGGGTTTGCGTTTTCGTATTTGCCTGCGTCACGTGCAGCCCTGTATTTGTTGCCGCGTGTTGCGTTGCATTTTCTGCATGCGCTAACCATGTTGTCGAGTGAGTTGTCGCCGCCTCGATCTACTTCTATTAAATGATCTGCTTCTGTGGCCGGCATGTTGCACCAATGGCAGAATGGGTTTTCTGCTAGCAGTATTTGTTTGTTGCGTTTGTAGTCTGCTTGGTTGCGTGGGCGTGGGCCTTCGCGTTTACTTGGCATGGCTACTCCCGCGCTGCGCTTGGGCTACCGCGCCGCTTGCGCGGCTTGCTAATGCTGAGTAGTAGTAGTTCATCATGTCGGGTTTACCTCGGTTGGGTTGGGTTTGTTATCGGTTTGTTTATGCCGGCACCATTAAGCCTAATGCAGTAATGCCCGCCCACGGGTTGCACTCAGTCCGTTACCTAGCATTACTTACTTGGCTGATTATGTTTACAGCCCGCCTCAACGCCTTGCCTAATCCATTTCGTGTTGCATGTTTCAGGGCGCGCCGATCTACCCACGTCACCGTGTTTTATACCTTTCACCGTGCGACGGGTGTAGGCCATGGGGCTAGCCAGTTGTCTAACGCTTTATATAATCTGTGAAAATCGCTGGTATGTCTGCGGGGCGCCACACTACTGCTGTTTGACCTGCTGCCGTTAGCGCGTCTAACCACTGTTGCTGGCCTGCAGTTAATGTGCCGCGCTGCGTTTTAAGTTCGGCATAAATGATTTGTGCCGGCACTTTTTCATCGGCGTTACCCGGGTGTACTAACACTAGATCGGGGTAGCCGCTGTCGCCTTGTATTGCTGTAGCCCAACTGCCGTTAGCGCGTTGGCTGGGTAAATCGTGGTGGACTAACCAGCCGTGGCGGCGCGCATAGTTCACTATGCAGTTTTTTAGATCGCGTTCACTCATCAGGTTAGGCGTCATTGTGGCTTAAAGGCCCTGCGTAATGCTTCATGGGCTAGGTTTAGTTCGTCAGTAAGGCGTTCTACCTCGACGTTTAGCGCGTGTATTTGGTTATTTAAGTCCATTACTAACGCCTGTTCGGCTGCCAGTTTGCGTGCTAGTTCCATGCTGTGTTGGCGTACGTCTCGTAAATCTTGCGCGTAACTGTAGTTAGATTTGTAACGGGTCATTTCATTACCCCGATTACTTTTGTGGCGTCTGCTGCTGTCAGCGTTTCTAATATCACGTCGTTTTTGCCTAGTATCTCATGGATTTTTTCCAGTAGTTCGCCTTCGTCATACTCGCGGCCTTTCGCCAACGCTTTAATAAAGTTAATTTGTTTTGCGCTAGCAAAATTGCCGCTAGGGGCGCTGGGGTTGCCTGCAGCGCTGCCCGCTACAGCCTTGCCACGTGGTGCGATTACTTCGCCCGGTGCTGCTGGGTCTTGGCGTGCCTCAATCTCATTACGGCTAGCAATACTTTTAGACACTCCGCAACCCATATACCCCAACGCACGGCCTAACGCGCTAGTCATGCCTACCATAAACTCGCTGTTTTTGGTGTAAGGCGTTTTGCCCGGGTATGGTTCGGCTGCTGTAGCGATTGCTGGCAGTTTGTCAAGTTCATCACGCCAAACAGAAACCGTGCAACGTATAAAGCAACTGCCATCCGGCATAGTTACCGTTTCGTTTACGGTTTCTTGTATGCGTAGGTTAGGCCAACGCTTGTATGCCTCAGCAAGTCGAGTAGGTACATCAACGTAGTTTTGTAAATCAAATGCCATTAGCGGCCTCGTATGCCTTCGTAGCGGTTAGTTCGTCTTGCAAGTCAGTTATCAGCGTGTTCGCTTGACGCTTAGTTATTCCACCAAACGTTTTTGGTGTGCGCCCTAATTCTTTTTGCAGTTTCATTATTAGGTATAACTGCTTTTCGGTTGCTAAGTCATTCCATGCCATTAGTCGGGTGTCCTTTTCTAGTCGGGTTTACTTAGTCTGTTTTACCACATAGGTATAACGCGGTTGCTGGCAGCATATCCATAGGCCATAATTCGGCTTGCGGGGTCATATAGCAGGGGGTGTGCATATCGGTTCGCCAATGGCGCTGCACGTTTGCCGTTTTCAGGGTGCGCCAGCCGTGCAGCCTTACCATGTTGTCGCCCTCGATTATGGCCAGTACATATATGCCGGGTTTGTCGCCCGGGTGGGTTATCAAATGGCCGTTGGCGTGCCGTGTAGATCGAACCTCATAGCCTGCGACGTCGTACGCGCTGGGGTCATATTCTGTATACCAGTAAGCCCAACCTAGGTATTTTGCTAACGCGTATTCGCCTAGCACACCGTTTAGGTTTAGCGTTTCGGGGTCTGTAACGCGTTTATGGGCGCCGTAACGCTGTTTATATTCGCGGCTATTGCTGCTGATCTGATCTGCAATAAGTTTGCAGCGGTCTAAATCCTCAGCGGTCAGGCTGCACCTAAACACTATTGCAGTTTCTCTAACTCGATTATGGCCAGTTCTAAAAACCGTGCGCGCACGTCATCCATGCGTAATAGGTCTTGGCGTAGTGCTTCCAGTTCACCTATGAGGTGGTAAACGTGGGTATTTACTGGTTTAGCAACGTGGTTAGGCCTTACTAAATCGTCAATAAGCGCAAACATTTTGCGCGTATGTTCAGTTATGCCGGTGTCGGGTTCTATTGGTTCCTGCATGTCGGGTGTCTTTCTGTTATCGGGTTATTGTGCTGTTTTCCATGGTAGCCAACCGCTGTTACGCCAAATGGCTAGCGCGGCTTTTGTGTTTATTGCTGGGTCAAATAACTGTTGGCAGTCGGTTAATACGCCTTGCGCCTGTAGCCAGCCTTGCGGCCAATACGTCGAGGGGTTGCACCAAAACCCGTTTATTTGGTAAAGGCCATAACTACCGCCTGCAGTGTCTAGCGCGTTATATGCGTCGCTTGTGCAGCGGCTTTCGCGGGCTGCTACTTGGGCTATTGTGTCAGCCTCGCTAGCAGGCCAACCCAACACTAAGGCCAGTGACACTACCTGCAGGCAGTTACCTTCGTTAAACGGGCTTACCGTCGTTGTGGTGGGCAGTAGTGGGGTTGCCTCGTAAACGTACTCAACGGCTACGGGGCGGCTTGGGCCGCTGTCAGGTAGCCCGGGCATAACCCAAGCCAACAGCGACGCGGCAATAGTGCAAACAGCGCCTAGCGCCAACTTTGCTACAAATGGGGTCATGGCATTTTCTCCAACTGGTAAGGCGTTTGCCAACTGTCGCCGGCAGCGGTACGAAACGCGATCTGACTAGCCAACACTTCGAGGCTGGCAGGGTTTCTGAAAATCTGTACTAAGACTTGCTGGCCGTTATCCATACGGCCTATAAAACATTCATAGGTAAACGTTTGTAGTTCGTTCATGCGTGGTAGTCCTCTTTTCGTCGGTCATAAAACCGTAGTAGGCACGTGTTACGCGGTGGGGGATACTGGCGCTAATCCTTGTAGGTATTGGGTTACGGCTGCTGGCACTTTGTCGCCGGGCCAGTAAAACCAGTGCCAAGGTTCAGCGGGCATTACTTCCAATGACCAGCCAAAACGCGGGCCGTGTTCGCACATAAACTCGAACGTGGGGCCAGCCATGTTTGCATAGTCACAGGCCAAACCTAAGTTATGGCGGCTTGTGCCGGGTACTGCCATTGGTGCGTTGCCGGGTTTTAGGTAATAGTTTTTGCCTTCGTATACGCGCGGCTTTTGCCCGGGTATAACGTCGAGTGTGTAGCGGGCCAAAAATCCTTGGCGCTGCAAACTGATACTGCGGTAAGTATCGCCCGCGCTAATTGGCTTAAATTGTTTTATACCTGCAGCGAACGCGGCAGCCCTTACAGCGTTGTAAGCGTTAGCGGCCAGCGGGTGTAGTTTGCCGAACGGTTTTATGTCTATTAGCAGGCTGGCGGGTAGTTCGCCCGGCTTCACGTGTTGCAGTGAGGCAGGCAGTACCAGTTTTTTTATTGGCGG